GACCTGAAAGATGGTTTGAAGTTGATGCTTTGGTACAAGATAGAGTTTTCATTGAAGATCCTACTAAAGTGTCAGATCAACCTGGTATTAAAGTTGGTAGATATATTACAACATCAAATAAATTCATTAGTGAATATACACCTGAAGGTTTCTGTAAAATGACTTTCGGTGGTGGTAATATTTCCGCTGAACAACAATTAAGAGAATTTGCTCGTGATGGTAAAGGTTTTGATTTGAGTAGATATACTAATAACTTTGCGATGGGGGCGGCTCTAACGCCAAACACAACTTTATTTGTTCAATACAGAATTGGTGGTGGATTATCAAGTAACTTAGGTATAAATACAATTAATCAAATTGGTACTGTATCATTTGCTGTTAATGGTCCATCAGATTCTGTTAACCGAAGTGTTATTAATAGTTTACAATGTAATAACGTAACCGCCGCTATTGGAGGTGCTAACTTACCAACAACGGATGATGTAAGAAACATGGTGGCATTTAACTTTGCAGCTCAAAATAGAGCGGTTACAGTAAATGACTACAATTCAATAATAAGAACAATGCCTTCTCAGTTTGGTGCACCTGCAAAAGTTGCAATCACAGAGGAAAACAATAAGATTAAAATAAAAATGTTGTCTTATGATACAAGTGGTAGTTTAACAAATGTTATTTCAAACACATTGAAACAAAATGTTGCGAACTACTTATCTAATTACCGTATGATAAATGACTACATATCAATTGAGGCAGCAGAAACTATTGATTTATCCGTTACGGTAGATGTGGTGTTAGATAACAGTCAAAATCAAGGTGCGGTTATCGCTAAAGTAATTCAGTTAGTTACAGAGTTCTTTAACCCATTAGTTAGGGAATTAGGCCAAAACGTTAATATATCTGAATTAAGAAGGATCATACAGTCTGAAAATGGTATTGTAAGTGTTTCTGATATTTTATTTTTTAATCAAGTTGGGGGTCAATATTCTTCAGCACAAACATCAATGCCATACTCAGACCCTTTAACAAGACAGATACAACCTACGGCAGATACAATCTTTGCAACACCAACTCAAACTTACCAAATTAGATACCCAAATAAGGACATTAATGTGAGAGTATTGAACTTAAAATCAGTAAACTTCTCATAGTAATTTATTTTTCTCAAAATAAGATTATTTTTTCTAAAATAGGAAATAAACTATTTATGAAAAAACGAAATCTTTAATGCCCAAATCATATAGAATAAGAACCGAAGTAGGTGTTGACAAATATATTAACGTCAATTTAGAACAAGATTGGGAATCTTTGGAAGTATTATCCTTAAAGATTCTCGCAAACGATTTATACTCAAGAATGTGTGCTGATTACGGAGTTGTAGTTGGTCGTGTTTTTGTTAATAACGGGTTTGGATTACCAAATGCAAAGGTTTCCGTTTTTATTCCATTAGAGGATACTGACGAACTTGATCCTGTAATTTCTGAATTATATCCATATAAGACAATAACTGACACAAACGAAGAAGGTTATAGATATAATTTATTACCCAAACTACCGTCATATAAAGGACACCAATCAACAGGAACATTTCCTAATGTTGGAGATGTTTTAATGGATCAATCTTTTATTGAGGTTTACGACAAATATTATAGATTTACTGTAACAACAAATGATAGTGGTGACTTTATGATTTTCGGAGTCCCTACGGGGAACCAAACAATTGTAATGGATGTTGATTTATCTGATATTGGTTGTTTCTCTTTATCACCACAAGATTTAATACAACAAGGATTAGCAACAGAAACTCAAGTTAATGGATCAACCTTTAAGACATCAACAAACCTAAGGGAATTACCTCAAATTAAAAATTTAGTATTTGATGTGGATGTCGCACCATTTTGGGGTGATCAAGATTTATGTCAAGTTGGTATTACACGAGTTGATTTTGACTTAACTAAACAGGCAAATATCAATATCCAACCCACAGCAATTTTTATGGGTTCAATTGTCTCAACAACAAATGACGACGCATTGAAGGTTGGATGTAAACCAAAAAACAATACAGGTAACTTGTGTGAGTTGGTTGCAGGTCCTGGTGAAATACAAGCTATAAGACAAACAATTAATTCTGATGATCAAGGTTTACCAATATTGGAGGTATACCAAGTGGAACAAGAAGGTAAGGTTATAGATCCTGATGGAACTTACGTCCTTAATGTCCCAATGAATTTAGATTATGTGTTCACAAACGAATTTGGTGAACAAGTATTATCTGACGACCCAAGTAAGGGTATACCAACAAAGGGTAAATACCGATTCAAAATAAAATGGCAAAACGAAGAAGGTTTACAGAACAGTTTCCAAAGAGCTAATTTCTTAGTTCCAAATATTAAAGAATATGGTTGGACAACTTCAGGTAACGATCCATTTGATGAAGCGACACAATCCTATACATACCAAATTCAATCAGGTTTAATAACAGGTGCAACAGAATTACAATCATTTGGTTTTGATACTGGTATTTCATTTGAAACTTCACTTAATAATTCATCATATGAAATATATTTGAACGGAGTTCTTTACACAGGGTCTCAAAATTCCATACCGTTTAATGTCGGAGACACAATTCAAATAGTCGGAACACCCGTAAACCCCAACGTCCCGCAAGATTTCACGTTCAAGGTTTATCCTGAGGCATTATTTAATTTACTTAAATCATATGCGTTCAGTCTTGATTGGGATGATTATGTGAATCCACAAGAAGCAATTGATTGTGAGGATACATTTTATGAACTTAAATACAATAAGGTTTATACGACAGCAATGTTCTTGGATAGATACAAGAATGGTATTGGTAGAGCGAGACACTTAGGTATAAAAGAAATTGACAATAGAACTTGTAAATCAACAGTGAATACTTTTCCTGTTAATGATATAATTAGAAACTTTGATCCGATATTTTTTGTGTTTAATATTTTGATTAATGTTTTAACTTTCCCAATTTTAGTACTTCTATTTGTTGCCCATTTTATTTCTTTCATGTGGCCAATACTAAAATACGTATTGATTGTTTTGAGTATTTACCTGACTTATGACGCTGCCGTAGCGTTATTCAACTCAATACAAAATGGTATTGCGGCAATCAGTGCTGGTGCCGGTATAATTAACGCGGGATTCCCATCGGTTAACGTTGGATGGTTATTGGAAGGTATTCGTTTAATATTTGCGGGTATTTTCTTGATAGCAGTTGCGGCATTTAAATTCGCATTGGCTGCGGCACTTTTTGCATTTGCAATTGTCGCAGCAATTAAAGTAAAAGGGTTTCCAAGAATATCGCTACCGATGATTGCTTATCCTGACTGTACTAGTTGTGATTGTGATTGTAAAACTGCTGAGATGGATGATAATTTTGACATTAACAGTGTTAATGATGAAATTGATGCCGCAGCTCAAGGTGGTTCTAGTAGTTTTTATAACTATACTTTAGTACCCGCTTTAAGTATTATAGCACCTGTAAACTCTGCCGGATCATATATGATTGATCACCCTAACTTATCAGGACCACCTGATAGTCCTGATGACAATCCGTATGATTGTAATGATATTTCTGGAATGTTTAAGACATTTGCGTCTGAAATAGCGGATGATAATATTACTTCGGATTTAGCTATACAAGCCTCATTAGATTTAGCTAGAGTAATTTCAGGGTATGACGTAATATCCTCAACTAACCCAAATAGGTTATACGATAATGAACAGTATTTATTACACGCACCACAACCATTTTTATGGGCAACCGATAAACCATTTGGTGTACCAGGAACTGTACCTGATAGAAGATTCTTTGCTTACCCACTTTCTAAAACATTCCCACAACAGTTAAACGATTTCAATACGAGGGATAAATACTTCAATTTTGGAGGAGCTGTCAATCAAATAAAAACTTTAGTTAATCCAGGAACCGCATCACAAACATTTACAGATCAAGTAGTTGTTATATTGATGAGTCCTGGTGCAATTGGACAAATAGGAATTGGAAATGTGTGTTCATTCCAAAACCCAAACTATACTGATGCACAATCCTTAAATCGTTTAATTAACTTAACAGGTGCAACACTTAATCAGTTTGGAACCAACTCAATAACAGGAACTACGTTGACAGGTAATTCAGTTGCTGCTCAAGTACAATATGCAGATCCGTCTGACCCACAAGTTAACTTAACTGCGAATATCGTACTCAATCTACCACAAGTTAGTCAATTACCTGTCGTTGGTAACCCAAATGTTGAAGAATCTTACTTACAGTTCGCAACAGACATTGAGTATTTCCAGTTAATAACAGGTCTCACCGTAAATGAATTTATAGGAATTGATCAACCTACATCAGGGTATTTTCCTAATCAGTATTTAAGACACGATGTGACTATACTCACACCTGATTGCCCTCCCTTAAACGCAACTGCGTTTAGTAGTTGGACTATAAATGATGTAATAACATTAATGGAGGGTTATGAAGCTTATGAAGTTTGTATATTTGTAAGAGGTGTTGACCCATTCACACCTAAACAAACTATAAAGTATGATTTATCAAAAATATTTGGTTTCTCATCATTTGGAAACGTTATGATTGAGGGGTCGTATTATCTAAACAGACCAATACAAGGTTATAGTGCATTTGCATCGGGTAATAAACCTATTAGTCACGTTAGCTCAACAAATAACGTTTCTAATTTGTATTTTCCATCATTTGCTTTTACTCCTGATACAACAAAATTTACCGCATTCACATCTA